CCTTCGCTATCATCAATCGAAAGATACTGCAGACTGTTTAAACGCGGAACAACCTGCCCAAAATCTGAATCATTTGTCGTTACATCCTCGACATGATAATAAACATAACCAAGATTGTTTGGAACATTGTTGCCTGTCACAGTAAAGTTGATCAGCGTACCTTCGTCTGCACTATCAGGATTTGCCAAGATGATGTATGACTCACTAACTCTTTGAGATACATCAGCAGAATCAGATAGAATAGAAGTGATCGCGTCGTTAACTGTGACTTCTGCACCAAGATACATGCCGGCAGGATGAGCAAATAATTTGAAAATATCACGCCATTGTGAGATAGGAACGCCAACACGAATCAACAAAGAAAATGTTTGATAAAGTTCATTATTCGTCAGAAAACGAAGAGAGTCAGGACCAATCTGAGAAGAACGATTGTTTAGTGTGAAAACATTTTCTTTTGGATAAGAAACTTCTGCGTTCAATCCATAGAATGATCTAAAGAACCATTCGATGGCGAACTTAGTGCCCTTTGATCTAAAAAGATGATTTGAGAAGTTTGCTGCTGCTCGTTTTTCTGCTTCAGTGTCACCAAAGCCTTCGAAGTACGCTTCACCTAAAAGAAATTCGTCTTCGATAAATGATAGCAAGGTGATATCAGTCTCATTGATATCACGCGTAGAGAACAAATGGTTTAGAAGTTCGTTCGGATCGTTTTGATTCTGCCATTCATAGTAGCGAGAAAGCAGAGAAATAAACTTAGGATAATTCTGTGCAAAATGTTCGGGCAGCACATTTTCAATCTGCACTTCGCGCAGACTTAGGTGTCTTCTTCTCTTATCCAGAAATCCGTTATGCATTATAATTATACAATGTTAATCGTATTGCCCATAGATGAATTTGCAGTAGACTGATAATAAAGCGTCGCCGGGGCGCTCATAGGGACAGTAAAGATTACTGCACCACTACCGCCATTGTTTGTCACACCTGTAGAGTATGCTGCGCCGCCATCACTCACGCGAATTTGTAGGGGGTTCGCTGTAGGCACATTTGTAAAGCGATAAGTCTCGCCTCTGCGCAGATACAGAACGGGATCGTCTTCTTCTGTTGGGAACCAATCATTGTTCGCATCAGAGAATGTATAGTTGGTAGAACCTGCAGTTGAACTTAGATCGAAAGTGTTTGTTACAGAACCACTTTGCACATACGAAATTACAGCAGCAACGGTAGGGAGAAAACCGTCACTGTCAAAATTCTCAAGACCATCTGCGGCAGTCACAAATCGATATGCAGTAACATCATTAACAACATCTGTCAAAGAACCAAACTTGATATCGCCAGTCATATCGATATCACCACCAACAATCAAGTCATTATTTACAACCAAATCTTGATTGATAACTGCAGTATCACCAGAATCGGTAAGATTTGTCGAAACGCCCGCTAGTAGATTAGCCAGCGTAATCTTCTTTGTAGTCTGAGCCGAAACATCATTGACCACAAAAACATCATCGTTTTGAACAATTTGTAGTTCGGCCAGTTCTGAAATTCTAATGTCTGCCATTTTCTTTCCTCAGCAATCTAGCAATATTTAGAGCGACGCACTTTCTGTAAGTGTGCCAGCAATGGACATATTACCCGACGCATCAATTTTAGCCTTTTTAACACCGTTGTATGCAAAGAATAATTCATTTGCACTTTCATACATTTCCCAATTATCAGTAGCAAACACACCCGTCGATAATTTTTCTCTGAACGGATTGTATGTCAGACCAATATTCGTATTTACATTATCATTACCAGAAGTTGTGCTACCAAGATGCAGATAATATGTTGCACTATCTGTTACTGCAGTCACAGCCACATTTGCCGCATTTGTTGCACTTAGCGCAGCAACATTGGTTAGGCTAGAACCGTCACCAGAAAAATTCTGCGCGCTAAGAGTAAATGTCTGAGGATCATAAGTCAGATAAGAAGTGGTGTTTACACTGTCCATTCCAGTCTGCAAATTTCTCAGCATGAGATAATGCACACCACTGGAATCATTAAGTATTTTTGCACTCACCAAAGTTGCTTGAGAATTTAACGCTTCTGCTGGAATGTTTGTCAGCCCAGAACCATCGCCGAAAATAGTGCCGCGAACTATTAGGTCGCTGTCTACCGTGGCTTCGCCAGTGATTCTAAGGCCTGTAGCAGAATCAATTGCGTTCGCTAAAGCATCACCAGAAGTAAGAGCAAAAGTTGCAGTTGCAGCGCTATCAGCAAGAACACCTGTTAGAAGACTTCCGTTTCCTTGAAAAGAACCTGCAGTCAAAATATTCTGAACTGGGTTATAAGTTAAGTCTGGATCAGCAGTGACAACTTGCGAACCACCCGTAGAGCCAACAAAGGTAAGAAAATAATCTGTATTAACAGCAGAGTCGTCCACATCTACTTGCGCAGAAGATGCTGCGTTGAGTGCAGACGATAGAAGATTGCCTACCGTAATTTGTTTAGTAGTATCTTCGCTGGTATCGACGACGACAACAACATCAAGGTTATCCGGCTCTTCGTCGAGAATCGGCAAATCTGAAATTTTTACGCCAGCCATCTGTTAACCTCTTTCAATCTGTGATTTCAATTCTTTAACTTCATTCTGCAGTTCTTGAATTGCAGCAACCAATATCGGCACCATTTTGCTATAACTCACTGTTTGATACTTTGGATTTCCATTTTCATAAACATCGTCTTTTTTGCCGCTCACTAAATGTGGGATCGTTTCTTGCAACTCATCTGCAATTACACCAATTTCTCTTGACAAAGAAGTTGTGATGTTATACTCATAAACATCAAGATTTGCAAGGGTTTCTAGCGCACCGACATAAGGCTTAAGATTAGACTTTGCGCGACGGTCAGACAACTCACCATCTACATATGCTTTAATTGCGGCAACAGTTGGAATTGAAGTGTCATTGTTATTGCTTACAACACCATCTGCTTCATCTACAATACGGTCAACTACAACATTACCAATTTTCAGTTCAGTTAAAACAAGCCCATCACCAGAATCTGTTCCGTTCGTTATTGCGTTTGCGAACAGATTAGCATAAGAAATTCTTTTTGTGGTCGTTTGACTTGCGTCATTCACCACAAAATAATCGTCAGGCGCGACAGTGTTCAGTTCTCTGAGCGTTGATATTTTAATGCCTGCAATTGCCATCTTGATTCCTCAAAAAATCGTTTTAACTATTTATGCGTTTACCACAGTAATACTGACAATTCCGATTTCAGATTTACCACCAGTTGGCGATGCTCTATATACAAAACTGTCTGTACCCGCAAAGCCTGAATTTGGTGTGTATCTGAACAATCCTGTATTTGTATTAATAACAGATACAGAACCATTTGAAGGATAACCACCAGCAGCGATAGTGTACTTCACTTCATCTGATTCGAAATCATCATTCGCTGCAACATTGATATCAATAAAGTTTGCTGAAGTTAAATCTAGCGTCACTGCATCATCGACCGTATCTTTTTCAGATGGTGTGACAATCACCGCAACCGTTGCTCTAATGCTGCCGCCACCAGTCAAATTGGCTTGAACAACAAACGAATCATTGCCAAACCAATCTGCGTTTGGTATGTATGTCCAACTGCCTGTCGAAATAATACGACCAGTTTGTGTTGTAGTATTTTCTGTCAGAGTAGCAGTTGCTGTTCCATTTGTTGGTTGTGTCGATATCTCTAGAGAAGTTACTTCTCGCGGCGCATAAGTAATTTTAAAATTGGAATTTGTAATTGATCTGTCTTCAGAAGAAATGCCGTCTAGACCCGTAGAAGAAAACCCGCCAAGAGATATCGTAGATAAAACACCAGTCTTGCCAATCTCGTAAAAGTTAACATCCGCTTGAGTAATGACAGAACTTGAAGAAGAAATGTTTTTAAACAGACTCAGTTTCATTTCAAAATCAAGAGTGTAGATAATTGATCTTCTTGCTTCGACCAGACCTTCATAATCATCACTGAATGTAATACCAGTCAGTGCAATTGGTGTATCTTCTTTAGTATCAAAGCCGTCAATTGGCTTGACAGTCACTGTGTATTGTGGTGTAAAGTATGGCAGAATCTGTTCAACAATTTGTAGTGCATCGTCTTGTGCTTTTGCGTATATGTTTAACTGAAAACTTACGGTGTACGGAACAGGTGTATAGACTTCTTGCGCCTTGTTTTCTAGACCATCTGGAAATGTCACACACTTGTTCATCTTCGGTAATTGACGAGTCGCATCATAATTCATTGCCATAATTTCAAATGACATTCTTGGCAGTTTGATTGCTATTTGACGCTCTGCTTCTTCGCCGTTCTGCATTGCATCAATTCTAGCGAGAAAGTCACGCTTAGGTGCATATGACAAAGGCACCTTAACTTGGCTAATCACATCGCCTGCAGCGTCAGTTCGCACAACATTAATGTTATTAAACAGCGAGCCAAATACAGCCACTGCTTTGCGAATTCTTTGGTGGTAAAAATACGGACCGAACATTATGCAGGATCTCCAAACGGATTGTTTTCAGAGAAGTCAAGAATATTAAGCGCCTCTGCATCAAACTCTGCGTTCTGTTGACCTTCTTGCAAGTCTTCTTCGCCCACTGCAGTTGGCTTTCCACCAATACCGTTCTGATTCTCTATGCGATACAATGTGCTGAATGTGTGAAACTCACCATCGTCCGCGCCCGCATGCGCGACCCACACTTTGTAATTAGAAGAATCTGCAGCGTCAATCTTCACAACATCACCAGTGACTGTAAAGCCATTTGGATTTGTTTGTGTCAGTGTATCTCCAATCTCAAACTTACCAGTGTTCTGTGCTAGATCAAATGTAAGCAGACGCTGATATGCGTGGTAAGTTTCGATATTGTCAATCTCAAGCCCAGTGTCGAAATCTTCATCATTATATTCAAACAATTCTGCACGAATACGAAACACGGGGAGGTCTTTCAGTTGATAGAAAGGATTCTCAGTATCCACTTTCGTAATCTCAAAAAAAGACTTCGACAGTGTGAGATAGATCAAATCGCCTTCGCGCGGGCGATAGAAATTATTGGTGTCTGTATTTTCGTAGTATTGAATCGCGCTATTCCAGCGACGGCGCGCAACAATGAATGTCGCAGCGTCACGAATCTCAACACCAAACTTTGTGAACAGATCACCTTCACCATCAAAACCTTCGACATTTTCGATGTACATTTCGATACGATACGCATCACTAAAACGAGACACAGGATCATCTGAAAAAATAGTGTCACGCTTGACTATCTCACGAGGTAAATAGTAAACATCTTGCCCATAAATTTTCAGAGACTCAATTATGATATCTTCATAAAGTCTCTGCTCAGATGGTGTACCTTGAGTGAAGTATCTATTAACAGCCATGTTAACCCATGAAGAAATCGACGGGCAGTTCTTGCTCGGATCTCATCTTTTCTTCTAGTCTTTCGATGTCTGCAGTTGCGTCTTCGAAAATTTGACGACCGTTAAGCGTAACACCACCAGGCAATTGCATGCCTTCAAACTTACTAAGGTTCGCACCCCATTGCTGCTTGATCAAAGCAGTTGTATAGTCTTTAATGAACATGTCATTATAGATGCTTGTGTGCGTATCAGGATCAATTGTCTGATAAACTTCTGCTACGAGATAGTCGCCTGCTTGTAAGTCTTTGTCTTGAAAGTCACCCCAAATATACAAACGATTTTGACGACGCGAGAAGTTCACGGTAGGATTTCCGTGAAGTTGCATATCAATCATGCTCAGATACTGCTCCATCTGATACAGATACGCAAGATCGCCTGCAAAGTTGATGAAGTCGCCCATGTTATTCAAAAACATTTGATAGCGAATGTCGAACAAATTGCCAGACGAACCAAATGTAGAAGAGAACGGGAATACTTTCGAAACAAAAATGATGTTTGACGAAATAGGCACATAGCCGTTCGTAACATCATCTGC